GTTCTCCATCACGCGAGCGATAACTTTTTCTCGGTTTCGCTGATACCAATCAGCCTTGCGAACCTTCTCCGCTTCCTTGAATTTTTCGTCCGTTCGGTAGCGATCCGCATATTGCTTCGCCATCACTTTCCGCTGCGTTTTTTTGTTCGCGTAGGGCATAGGTCAAATCCTCCAGAACGCCTTCCAATCAGCCCGCACGGCGGGAACCGCATAGACTCTCTGCACCATCGCTGGCGAGGTGTGACCCATTTGGTAGGCCGTCAATCCCGCATTCCCGCAGCGACCCAAGTGGTAGGTCGCGAACGAATGCCGCAGCGCATTCTCTGGCCATCCCTCCCAGCCCAGCCCTAGCGCCACGCGCCGCCGCGCCTCATGCAACGCCTCCAGCGATCCTTTCACGATCACACCTTTTTTGCCCTTAAAAAACTCCCTCCGTTTCACCAGCGGCTCAGTCATGTCCACGACCCGCTCCAGCATTCCCGTGGTCTGTTTGCTGACCTCGGGCCGAATATGGATTTGCTTGGATTTGAAATCCACATCCTCCCAATTCATCCGCGCCACCTCGATGGTCCGCAGGCCCGCGAACCCGCCCAGCAAGAGCAACGCCATCACATCATCCTGCATCGGCGCTTTGAGCAGTTCCTTCATTTGCGAGGCCGTTAAAATGTTTCGCGCTGGGGTCGCTTTCGGACTCCGCATCCCCTCGACAGGCGACCGCTCGATGAACCTCATCCTCGCGGCCCATCGGAAAAACATCCGAGCATAGCGGAACCACATCGCCCGGGTGGTCGGCGAATCCGAGGTCTGGTTAAGCCACCGAGTCAGCGCCACCGGCTCAATGGCAGACAATGGACCCGACCATTTCGAGTTCAGTTCCCGGCACAACATCTCGACCTTTGCGAAATGCGATTTCGATTTCGTCGCGTTCTCCGCCGTGAACATCCGGGTCGCCACGGCCACCGACATCCCGCCCTCCTCGCTCCTCACTCCTTCGCGACCTTTCTCGCGCAACACATCCACCAACCGCGCCCCCTCCGAATGCGCCTCCAACTCGGTCTCAAAAAACATCCGTTTCCGATCCCCGAAATGGGATGCTTTCAAATCCAGCACCCATCGATTTCGCGAATCTTCAAACCGCACCGCATAGGGGTTGTGTTTCATTCTGTTGGTTGGTGTTTTGGCAGTCAGTGCCAACTAGTGCCAAAAACATCCCCTCAAAAGCAAAACCACGCAACAGAAAAAAACACGAAGCAAAAGATGAGGGGTGACCGGAGACCCGCTTGGGAAAAGGCTCCAGAGGCTTTACTGGAGGAGCGGAAGGGGTGGGATTTGAACCCACGGCAGGTTGCCCTGCGTTCGATTTCGAGTCGAGAAACGGCTACTGACTACGAACGATTTACGGAAGGAGTGCCAGAAAGTGCCAAGACAGGGCGGATTCGGATGAAATTCCGGGCGATTGTCTTCTGGCGGGCTTTGCGCCAGACCCCGTCACCGGACTCGGAGTCGCGGTCGCCTCGGCCATTGGTGTTGCCTTCGATGGTGATGATCTGGTGGCCGGAATCAGACTCAACGATTCCGACATGACTGAAATCGAAAACCACAATGTCGCCGGGTCGGGCCATGTCGCGTTCGTGGAGGATGACCGAGGTCTTGGGGCGGGACTTCGCCCAGCCGAGGAACCCGTATGCGAGGGCGGTCTTTGGTCGCCATTCCTCGGGAGTAGAGGATTGCAGGTTGAGCCAGTCGCGGACGCCGGGGCGGGCGAGCCACTCGCGGATGCACCAATCAACGAACGCAGCGCACCATGGCCACGAAGCTGGCTTGAGGTTGGTGGCCCGCTGGTAGTCGCGGATTTTGGATCCGTTGTTGTTGCCTCCGATCTCGCGGACCCCGACTTCTGCTGCTGCGATTTCGGCGAGCAGTCGGGTCATTTGTCCTTGAGGGCTTTTGCCTCGCCGAATTTCGACCAGGCATAAGACAGGTTGTCGTCTGCGGGAATGTCGGGATTTTGAACCGGCATGTATTTCACGCTGACGCTGAGTTGCAGGTTGCCGAGTTCGCCGACTCGGTCGCCGAATGGCGGGATCGGAACGCTGACGCAGGATGTAAGGAATGCGAGGGCGAGGAAAATCCAGCCCAGCATGATCATCCCTGCGGCGATCCGGCCCGGGGTCATCCCTTGCGGAGGATGTTGATCGCGCCGACCAGCCCTAACCCCGCCGCCACGATGGCCTCTTGGTGCTGCGGACTGAGCGAGACGCCCAGCCCCGTGAGGACCAGAAGGACGCCCCTCCATGTTGACGATTGGCCGAGTTGTGTGAGCAGGTAGTTCATTGGTTTCATGTTGTGGATGGTATCAGTCAAAACTCGCTAGTCAAAAATCAGTCTTCGGTGGTGGCGTTCTGGTAGAGGCCATACACTGGTTTGACCATGTTCAGCAGGACGGCGGGAGCGGCCAACCATGGGGCAAGAGCCATTGAGCGGAAAATGTTGTTCCACTCCTTGAGCATGGCATCCGGGTCGTCGAGGTTGAAGACATCGTCGAGATTATTTCCCGCACGCACCGCTTGCTCCATGGCGGAGAGTAGTGGGTTCTGTGTGCTGCTGTTGAAAGTTTTCTGTCCGGTGAGCTTGGAGATGGCGAGTTCGCCGACCGTGCCTGCAAAGAAAAACCCTTGCAGCGGGGCGAGGAGAATGGCCTTGGCGAAGCCGCCGAGGTTCCAGATTTCCTCGTCGTCGTCATCGGAGAAGACATCGCGGAAGGCGCTGGCTACGACATGGGAAAGGACGGCCATCGTTTCGACCACAAGGATTCGCCGGATGTGTTCGTTGGCGTTGCCTTGCCCGGTGGCCAGCCCGCGAGCGGCATCGGCGAGGATGGCGGTTTTGAGGCGAGGATCGGACATGAAAAGGAAGAAGGTTTTTGCCAAAACATTCCCGTTGTTTTCCATGATGGATTTTTGTCCGAAGCTGACCGGTTGCGCGAATCGGTAGATGGCTTGGCTGGCGGCGTCGAGGGCGGCTTGTTTGGCGAGGTTCTCCGGCATGCCCGCTGCGAGGGCATCGTTGAGGTTGGCCCGGTAGACGATGGCCGATGAGATCGAGGTCGCGGCGGAGTCGAGCCAGTTGATCGGAGTCATCGATGCCTCGGCAATCTTTGCGCCGAAGTTTGGTTTGCCTGCGTAGCGCGAGAATAGGAATCTCGCCTCGGCGGTTGCTCCACCTTGGAGTCGGTTCTGGATGGCATCGGATTCCCACACGGTCTGGATGTCTTCGACGATTGTCGATGGGTTGGAGAGAGCGGAGACGATCTGTCGCATGTCGAGGGCGAGGCCGAAGCGGATCGTGTTGTCCAACTGCATGGCGAGGGTCTTCAAGCTGAATCCCAGTGAGGAGACGGCCTTGCCGGAAAGGACCGTGCCGAGGATTGGATTCAGCCATGCGGATTCGCGGGCTTTGTTGCCTCCTCGTTGTTCCAATTGGTCTGCCCAGAGTTCGGCGCTTTTGAGGACGGCATCTCCGTGCTTTTGCTTGAGGGATTCGCGGACTTCCGGTGAGGAGAGCAGTGCGCGGAATTCGCGGGCGAGTTCGGCGAAGTGGACCCAGTGCGCTTGTTGGGCGATGTGGCCTTGCGCCACGGTGAGGGCATCCTCCGGAGCGATCTTCGCCGAGTGGGTGACACGGGTTTTGGCAAAGCCCGGAGTCGTGCCGGTGGCTGTAGGCGACCCGTCGAGGCCGATGTCCTTTGAGTCTTTGGCGTTGAGGAAGCGGGTGGGAGCGTAGTTTTTGACCTGCGGCATGGTCATTCCGAACATCCGAGAGTAGACCGGATTCACGATGCCTGCGCCTTTGCCGTAGAGGCTTTGCAGGTAGCTCACAACGGATCGGGAGACGGGGTCGTTGACGAGCGCCTTGAGGTCGGTGGCGCTTTCATCGGTCCATCCTTCCTTTCGCATCTTGATTTGGACATCCGGTTGGTTCCATGAGAGCAGGAGTTGGATGGCCTTGGCGCGGGACATGTCGAGCTTCACATCCTCGCCACGGAAGATGACCCGCTTGATGGTGACGAATTCTTTTTGCGTGTCCGCAGGGAGTGTGGCGAGTTCGTTGCGGAGCGTCTCGATATCGGCATCGGTGAGCTTGCTGCGGTCGGCCTCGCCGGTGACGATCTTTTGAGCGAGTTCGATGGCGATGCGCTCGTCCTTTACCTTGCGGCCTTCAAGGTAGGCTACGGCATTTTTCTGATCTCCCTTGAGCCAGAGCATGGCATCGCCTGCGGACATGTTGGCAGCTTTCGCACCTTCGCGGACGGCATCGAGGATGCCTTTGCCATCGCGGATTTCCGAGGATTGCGCGGCCATGTCGGCCTTGCGGAGACGCTCGGAGAAGTTCGCGGCGATCTCCGGCGGGAGCATGGCGGTGACGAACTGCTCAAAGCTGGCGTGATCGAGGAGGTAGTTGTTCCCGACCTCGGCGATGCGTTGCATGAGTCCCTTGTCGGCGAAGCGTTTTTTGGCTGTGCTTTTGCCGAGCCATTCGATGGTCGCTGCGGCCCTTGCTTGTTGCTCGTCGATGCGGGCCTGCTCCTTGATGCGCCATGCCTCGCGGCCCATTTGCAGTTGGCCTTTGAGCCAGTCGAGTCCCTGCGCGAGCGTCTCAGAGGATCGGTTGTCGAGGTCGCCAAAGGTGTTGAGGATCGACCACTCTTCGGAGAGCGCGGAGATGTCCTCGGCGGTGGCGTCCGGGTTGGCCAGCGCGGCCTCGATCTCGGCCATGCGCCTTGGCGTGGCCTCGTCATCGAGGAGCGTGGCGCGTTGGACCATGTCGGCGAACTTCTGCGTCTCGGCTCCGAGCGTGGATTTGCGGACTCCGTTGTCACCGGCCTTCGGGCGGGATTGCTTCACGGCCTTGGTGATGGCCTCGGTGTATTCGCGCACCAGCACCTTTTCGAGTTCGGTGTCGATTTTCTTGATGCGGTCGCGGAAGAAGTCGGCGAGGGCTTTGTCGGCTCGCTTGCTGGCGAGGTTTTCCTTGGCCGTGTAGCCTGGTGGTAGCGAGACCTGCTTGCCTGCTTGGCCGATGTTTTGGCCTTCCTTCATCCATGCCGAGATGATCGCGCCGTCCATGTTTTTGGATTCGGAGACTTTCACCCCGTCCTTGAAGACATCCATCGGAGCGATGTTGGCGAGGACGGTGTAGCCGCCCACGCGCCCACGCACCTCGGGCGGCAGAACTTGAAGGATCGCGTCAAGTTCACCGAATCCTTGCAGAAGTTGGTTGCGGCGGATTTGCGTCTCGTCGGAGCCGGTGTCGGCCATCGCGCCGAGTTCGTCGGAATTCCAAGACATGAGCTTGGAGAATTTCTGCTTGGCCCGCTCGTAGACTTTGAGTCGTTCGTCCGGGCCTCGGTTCATGCCGCCGAGCGCCTTGTTCACCCGGTCGATCTCCGACTGGCTGGCTATGGAGTAGTTGGTGTCTCCATCTTCTGCTTCCAAATCTGCGGGGTCTACATCCTCCTGCACTTGCGCTCCGGATCGGGCAACCATGACGGCATCCAAATAGTCTGCGGGCTTGGCTGCGGCGTTGGCCACCCCAGTGCGGGCAAAAAGGTTTTTCTCGCGATACCAGATGATGGCCTGCATGTCGGCCTCAGTGAGCTTCATGCCAAGTTTTGCAAGTTTGGCTTTTGCCTCCAAAACCACCTTGGCGAAATACTGCCGGTGCGTCTTGTTTTGAGGAGCGCCTTTCATTCCGCCGATGCTGAAGATTCCGCGAGCGGCTTTCTCTATTTTGTAGCCATCGGGGAATTTGAAATATCCCTTTTCGGTGTAGTCATTGTCACCTCGCGCCCAGCGTTGGAAAAGCGTGAGAGCCGCCTGCACCGTGGCTTCGTCGTCCTTGAGCGCCTCTGTGAGGTCGATCCCATAGGTGCGGACTCCATCCTTTTTCAATTCCTCTCGGAATTTCGTGATGGCCTTCTGCATCTTGTCGGAATCCAGCGGGACAACCGTTTCACCCAAGAACCGATGCATCGTGCGGGTATACCACAGGTCCATCGTGATGGTATCGAACTGCCCGCGCAGGTTGTTGAAGAAGCTACCAATCTTGGGACCAAGGACACGATTGCCGCGCACCGTGTCTTTGAGGGTCACGCCGGTTGGTGTTTTCCCGAACTGGTCGCGGAGCGCCTGCCCGGTGACCTCTTGGTCCATGAATTCAGCGTAGCCATCTAATCCATGCTCATCGATGAGACCTTGGATTTGGGCGAGGTTGGAGTTAATTGGGTCCGAAGATTTCGCAAATTTAAAATCGGTCGGGATTCTGCCGGTTCGTTTGTATTCGTTGTAGACCTTGTTGGCCTGCTTGAAATTTTCGACAACCGTGTAGCCCTGCGATGTCGTGGCAAGGATGCCAATGTAGACTGCAAGGGCGTTGGAATCGGTTGCAAACTCTGGGTGCAATTTGGAGAGTTCGCGGATTGTTTCCTGCACACGCTCGTCATACCACCCCATACCGGAGCCATCACCGGCCAGCCCGTCGATGATGTCGTAGACGAACGCATCCGATGCGATATCGATGCCCTCTTGCCCGCCGATCTCAAATGATGGCTTGCCGAAGACCTTGTTGAACCGGGCGTCGAGGTATAGCCCAAGCTGGCGGATATTATCGAACTGCTTGCCCTTGAGTTCGGACTCGATAGCCAGCGCCGAAGTGGAGGGGCGCTTGAGCTTCTTCTGGATTTTCTTGGCTTGCTCCGAAATTTTCAGAGCAGCGGCATAGCGATCTACACGCCGTTCCGCCCGATCAACAACATCGAGGAGGGCTTCGCGTTGCCCTTGTTGGAGTAAATCCGCTCGGCTCCGAGCGCCTTGCAGATATCCTCGATAGTCGCTCTCGGATGGGAAGGCGGCAACTCCCGCCCTCGCTTGAGTGCCTCCGCGAGTGCTAATGTTGCCGGTCGCGCTTTGGTCGTTGATGTAGTCATAGACTTTGGTAATAGCTTCGGTTGGAAGTCCTGCCAGAACAAGCGAAAACTTCCGGCTTTTCGTGTCATAGGTGAATCCATTCAGCCCCGCCGCATTCAAATCCTTGGCAACCGCCAAGGCCGAGTCGGCTCCTTTGGCTTGGAATTCCAGCACGGTATCTTTCCCGGCATCGTCATCCTTCCAGAGCATGACGGCATTTTGCAGTTCCGGGGCCGAGGCTCCGACGATTGCCGCCATCTCCTGCGCCATCTCAAGGTCATCCGTGTCGAAGAGAATAGCCTCTGGAACCTCCAGACTGATCTGCCCACTTTCAACCCATCCACCGATGACCGGCTGGCGGGATTCAATTTTTACTCCATACGCATTGGCGACATCATCGATGACTTGCTGGAGGTGGATGAATTTTGCAGACGAAGCCCGCTTCTGCATTTCCTTTTTATTGAGTTCGGAAAGTGAATCTCGGCGCAGCGGGGCGACCGTCATGCCGATGCTGTAGTTGGTCGCGCCGGTTGCTGGCGCGGCGAGAGCTTGCGATGCGGGGATGCGGTTGCCGTTCTCCTCGGTGATCTTGATGAGGTTCTCGTCGAAGACGACATAGTTGGATGTGCGTTCTGGAAAGTTGCGAAGAAGGTCGCTTCGCATTTTCTCCTTGGCCTTTGGAGTGTCATAGACACTTCGCATGAACTCATCGACGGCGGCTTCCTTGTTGCCGTTGTTTTTCTCGGCAAGTTCTAAAAGCCGGTCGTCTGTAGCATTGACCGAGCGACTTCCGCCGTCGAGGTAGCGGATGCCGGGGATGCCTGCTTTTAAAAATCGATCAGATGCTGTTTTTGGAGAATTGTTAAATCGTGATTGAAGATCAAAGTATGCCTCCCCTCCGGTTGAGGATATGTTTTTTGCAATATCAAAACTTTGGGTTTCGTTATTCCAGAATTTGATTCCATCAAGTGCATTCAACACCTTTTCACTCTGCTCACTCAATGGCTTATCCCAATCAAGCAGGTCGGCATCGTCCACATCGAGTTCCACGGTGTAGAGGTTTCCGGATTTTGGTCTCTCTCCTCGTTTCAGTAGATCAACAGCACTGGACTGCATCTCTGGAGTAAGCGTAATCCCAGAAATGTCATTCGCCTTAATGTCATCAATAGCATTCTCAACATTCCCTCTCCAGATTCGTAGTGCTTCAGCCGCGACCCGCTCTGGAGTGTTGAGGTGGTCGGGTCGATATCCGCGAGCATAGTTCTCGGCGACCGTGATATTCTCGGCAAAATAAAGCCCCCAACCATAAGCCTGCGCTCCCTCGCCAATACCAATTTTGTCGAGGCTGAACTTGTCCACTTTGTGCGGCGTTCCGTGGAATGCTCCGATGCTGTAGTTCGCGGGGCCGGTGATCGTGGCGTTGCTGGCGCGGATGGAGGGAGTATCAGTCGAAACTGCGCTGGCGCGGGAGCCGAGGGAGAAGTCCATGAGCATCTGTCCGCCATTAGTGATGATATCACCACTCGCTCGCTCCCGGGTGGTATCGACCATCGTCTGCTGGTTGAGTCCCACGGATTCGGCGAGGAAGCCTTCAAAGTTGGAATCCACCTTGCCCTCGGCGATGGCTCGCTTGAGCCGGTAGGCGCGGCGGAAGATGTCTTTGACGATGATGGCCATCCGGCGCAGGAACCCACGGAATCCTTGCGGAATCTGTTCCTCGCGAATGCGTCCGGTCATGTAAGCCACGGCGACATCGGAGAAGGATTCGATGACATCGGTGTCGGTCTCGGTGCGGAGTGCGGGGCCGGTGTTGCGCTCGCTCTCGATGAGCGGGATGACTTGGTTGAGGTTTTCGCGAACCCAATCCATCGTGATGCGACCCTCGGCAATGGCTCGCTTGAGGTTGTCCTGCGAGAAGTCGCGCATGACCTTGTCGCCGGTTGCGCCGTCTTGAATTTTGATGATGGACCGGAAAACTCCATCGACCAAAGCACCCTGGTTGCTGGCAAGGACGGGGAAGTTGGCAAGTTCGGCGGGTTCGTTGATGTCTTGGCCTTGGGAGCGGACGGTCTCGAAAAGGTTGTTGAGGTTTTGCTCGGTGGGGTTCGCCTCGTATTCATCGAGCAGGTTGCGCGGAGCGTCATCGAGCAGGAGTTTCTGGACATCCTCGCCGCGACCGGCGGCTTGGTTGACTTGGTCGATGAATTGCAGGGATTCAACGATGCCACGGGTTGTGCCGGTCAGTTGAGACCGCCCGACCATGCCGGTGATGTTAACAAAGGCCGTGTCGGCGGCGTCGGAATCGTTGGTGCGGTAGAGGACGGTGCCGTCCGGTTTCTCAATGATGTGGGTGAGTGTGCCGTCTGCGTTTTCTTCGATCCGGCGAACGGGGAGTTCGGGGTTTTGCTGGGTGGAGCGGGCGGCTTCCAGTTGGGCGGCTCGCTTGGCGATGCCTGCTTGGATGTCTTCCGGGGTGCGCTTGTCCCATGCTTCGCGGAATTTGGTATTGGCGGCGTCGAGGTCTTGCTCGGCGGCGATGTCCTGCGCGGCCTCGCCGGTGACGCCTTGCATTTCAAGTTCACCGAGCGAGCGTTCAAATTGACCATTGCGCTTGAACTCGCGGAATGTGCTGGTTCCGGTGCCGATGAGTCCACCCCAGAGCATGGAGAAAAAGATGTCCGGCATCTGCTCCCTGTAAGCACCCCACGCTTTTTCGGCGTCGAACTCTGGCATGTCTTCGCGGATGGCGGCGGCAAGTTGGTCAGCGGCAACTGGCATGGCTTCTTGCGCCCATTCTTGCACCGTCTGGTAAGCGACATTGGCCCCGTAGCCGATGGCGAGACGACCGGCAATGGGGATGCGGACATCGGTCATCTTCTTCATCAACGAATTCAGCGTGGAAGATTTTCCAACAAGGGCGCGGCCTTGGAATCGTTCGATGAATGCCTGCGGAGCGGCAATTGCCGCAGAGATGGCCAATGCGGCATCGGCATCCATGTCTGGGTAGGCATCAAGCATCCGCAGGTAGTTGCTGTTCGTTAGAGCGCCCATGACGGCAGGCACTCCGACATACGGAATCATTGCCATGCCCGTGTAGGCAGCGGACTGCGAGAAATCGTATGCCCCTTGCACGATTGACCCAATGACTCCATCCATCTCGGTCTTGATGGGGTCGATGGTGCCGTCAGCGATCTGCCGGATTTCGCGAAGGGCTTTAAGTTCGGCGAGGCGTTGGGTGTTTTCCTCAACTCCTTTTTGCGCGAGGTCGCGTTGCATTTGGATGCTCTGGGCGGTCTGCATCCGGCCAGGTTGCTGCTCTGGCTTGTCGAGCAGGGATTGGAATTCAGAAATGTTCTGGCGGGCCTGCCGGTCCTGCGCGGTCATCTCGGCATCGTTGTAGATATTCACACCACCGCGAGCGATGCCTTCGCCGATCTTTTCAAAGAACCCCTTGCCCATGCCAGCGCCATCGGCCTCGGCGGCGTAGTAGAGGGTCGAGTAGATATTCTGGCGATCCTCGGGCGTGAGCTTGGCGAATTCCTTTGCGATGTTCTCCACATCGGCGCGGTTGGCTGGCGGAAGACCAGCGGCATCCTCGGGCCGGGTAAATGCCATGAGAGTATCGAAGGCGCGTTTGGATTCCGGCGCGAGGTCGCGCATCATCGTTTCGGCACGGTCTTGGAGCTTGACGGCTCGGTCGAGCATGGCCGACTCCCAGCCCTCGGGGAGCTTGCCGAGTTTGTCGGCGTGGCGGTCTTTCCAATCTTGGAAGAGGAGATAGCGTTGCGCGAAATCCGGCGATTCATGTTCGTCGAACGGCTTGCCCTCTCCGATTTTGGAAAACATTTCTTTGGCCAATGCGCCGGGGAGTTCGCGAAGTGCCGCTTCGGTTTCTTTGCGGGCGGTGAGCGAATCGCGGATGAGGTTGAATGTGTCCGTCTCGGAGAGTCCGGATTTGCCAAAGGTCTTTTGGAGATACTCGTCACGGTAGGTCGGGTAGTAGCGACCCTGCTGGTCGGGGGTCTGCTGGAACTGATTTGCAATGAAGCGGCGGTTGGCGACCTCTAGGCGGTCCTCGTCTTTTTCAAACACATGGCCCGCGCCATTCTCCTTCCACCATCCATCAAGGTCGGTGTAGGCGCTTTCGGCCTGCTGCTGCTCGGCGCGAAATTGGTCGGCTTTTTTGGCCTTGGCCCAATCTATGAGGGCGGCGTTGCGGGATTCGCGCTCGGCCTCGGGGGCGGTGTCGCGTTCAGACCAATAGCGGGTGGCTGTCTCGTCGTCGATGAGTGGGGTCATACTTTAAGCAGTAGGTGCCTTGCGGAAGGAAACAACGGCCATGCCATCGTTCTTTTGTTTGCCGCCGGGAGAGTGAAAATCGAAGCGTCCGGTGAGTGGCTTGCCGAATTTCTTGATCGCTTGCGAGTCCTGCATCGTGCGGTCGTCCCAAGTGCGGATCACGGTGGACCCATCAGCGAGGGTGAGTTCCACGGGGTCGCCCTTGCCGATTCCGGCGGCTTTGAATTTGCGCTCGATGTCGGGCGAAATGGCGAGGGAGTTTTCGTCGAGGGTGTTGTTCCACGCGCCGATGCGGTTGCGTGAATTGGAATCCGAATACGGATCGCCGGGGAAGTTGTAGTGGGTGACCTTGCCGAGCGGTTGCGCCCTCGGAGCCGATGCGCCGGTCGGGGCAGAGCGGAGGATTTCGTCGGGATCGGGGATGCCCGAGGGATTGGCGGGCGGCTTGGAGATCGATGGGATGTCCACGGGGCGGCGGGTGGAGGGACGGCCTGCGGCGGCATCGACCTTATTGAGTTCGGTGATGATATCGTTGTGGGCCTTGTAGACCTCGGTATCGACCTTGGCCTTGTCCGGATAGGCTTTCGCCCAATTATCCAACCAAGTCATTTCCTGGCTGAACCGCAGGTTGGCTGCTTCGCGGGCTGGGATTTGGTCTTCCGGGGTCGAACCATCGTCATCGGTTTTCCATTTTCCGAAACCGCCTTTTTGCAAATCGTCTGTGGCTTGCTTTTTGATTTGGCCGAGCGCGGTGGCGGGCGCGGGCTTCCGGCCCTCTTTGAATTGGCGGAACTTGTCGTAGAGGAGGTCGAGCGGCTCGCGGCGGTAGCCTTCCGGCAGGGAGCGCACCTCGCTGGCGAGATCGAAATAGTTTTCCAGTTTTGGGTCGGAGGAAACATCGAAGGCTTCGATTTTCTGGATTATCGCCGGGAGGAGTTTGATGGATTCGGCTTGGCGCTCCGGGGATTGCAGGAACGATGATTTGAGGGACTGAACGGCCCTCTCGGGGAGTTTCACATTCGGCATGAGGTCCGGGCGGTCGAGGGCTTTTTCGAGTTCCTCGACGGTTTGGAATTCGCCTTTGGCCATCGCGTCCTCGACTAGCGATAGTTTTTCCACCTCGGCGAAGCGGGACTGCTGGCGGGCGGTGGGGAGGAACCGCAGCATTTCCTCCTTGGTGAGGTCGGTCTGGAGTTTGCTGGAACCGCTTTCGATGCCTTGGGTGAGGTCTTCCTCCCACTTCTGGGGATCGAGGACGATACCGGATTCGATGTTGGCGTTGCGCTCGGCTTTGGATTTCTTGATGGTTTCGAGTTCGACATCGAACTCAAAACGCTCGGCAGTTTTTGGGGCGAGGGTTCCGTTTTTTTTAAAACGGGAAATGATACCGAGAGCGCCCTCGATGTTGCCAGCGGCGAGTTCGCGCTTGTAGCCGATTTCGGCGTCGAGTTGGTAGCCTTCGAGTTGGCGTTTGCGAAATTGGGAATCGATTTCGACTCCCGTAAGAGTAGACCACCGCTCAAGGTAGGGGTTGAATTTCTCGGCGGCGTTGCCGCTGAATTTGATATCCGCCAGTTTGCGTCGAGCTTCCTCTTGATTCCTGCCCCAGTTTTCCTGCCATTTTTCGGGCGGCAAAGATTGCTGTTCGTTAAGTTGCTTCTGTTTGAACTCCGCCAAAACAGTCTCCCCTCGGGTGATGTCCGCATCGTCTTTAGCTGCGGCGAATTTCTGGCCCCACTTCATGGCGACATCGCCCAGCCCGCCGATGGAGTCGGCGAATTGGCCCATGGCGCGGGCTTCCTGCGAGAAGGCGTCGAGTTCCAGTGTTTGCGTGAGCATCGACTGCGCGGCGTTTCGCATTCCACCGGGGTCCACCATGGCAGCGCGGCCAAGTTGCGCGGCTTGCGGGGCGAGGATGCCGGTCGATGGCCCGAGGGCTTGCGGGCCTGCGTTGGGGATGTCGGCGAGTCGGATGGCGGGCATTAGGATTTTGCTTTGTAGCCGTAGTAGGTCATTCCGGTGTTGGCGACAGAACCGATGCCGCTGGCCAGCGCGGAGTAGCCGCCAATGGCGGTGGCGCGGGCGGTGGCGTTGCCTGCCATTTGTTCAATCGCGGCTTGGCGCATATTGATTCGGTAACCGGCCCCAGCGGCTTTCTCGGCGAACTGGGCATCATTGAAACTGATCTGCGCGGCTTTTTTGTTCATCGCCGAGGCGAAGAGTTCGGAATTCAAGTTGAAGTCGCCGACGAGTTCGTTCATCCCGGCCTCGTAGCGTTTTTTCTCGGAGGAGAGATTGGCGAGGAGACGAGCATCGGCGACCTGCATTTCGTAAATATTGGCGGTATCAGCCAAAACTGCAAGAGGCGATCCCTCGGTGGTCACACCCCCGGCGGCGTATTGGGAGCGTTGGAGTCCGAGGATGCGGGCCTTCTCGGCGCGGATGCGGTCGGCTTGCTCGCGGGCTTGGCGATCCTCGCCATCGGCTTGGGCGCGGAGTTGCTGGGATTGCTGCTGAACAAGAACATTGTTCATGTTCGCCTGGTCGGCCTGCGACTGCGCGTTGAACATGGCCATCTGCGAATTGAACTGCTCCGCCTGCGCGGCCCGCTCCGCTGCCATGCGCTGCCATGAGGCGTTCTGCTCGTTAGCTATCCGGTTGTATTCGGCAATCGCGGCTTGCGATTTGCTTTGCTCGTTGGCCGAATACATCGCGATGCCGGTCGATGCGGCGGTGGCAAGGACTGAAGCCGTGGTAAGGGCAATAGCTGTAACGGAGGACATGTCAGTTTAAATTTTGCACAAGGTGAATCATTTCGGAGTCGGTTTGCAAAAACCCGCTTTTCTCATACACCTTGGCAAGCGACTCTTGTTTGCAGGTGGTGAGCATCACCGTGTAGTTCATTTCCTTGGCTTGGTTTTTTAAAAACTCCACGATGGCTTTGATGCTTCGGTAAACGGCTTTTGGGTTGGCTTTCGGGTTAGCCACCATCCACTCCAAAATGGAAACCCCCACGGAGTTGTCCATGTAAAGCCAACCGGAGGCGATTGGCTTTTCGTTAAGCATTGCCATGACTCCAAGTTTTGGCAGCACTGCAAGTGGAACGGCATTCCACCCATGACCTTCCCACCATTCTTTGACAATGGGGTAATCGGTTTCCCGATCAAACATCTTGAGGGTTGGGAAAATCTCACTCATTGCCGTAGGCGTCCCACTTGGGAAGGATCGAGATGATGCACATTGGGTAAGGTTCGGTTTGCCGGACATCGACATCGGCGTCGATGCCGAACGCTCCGCCGAGGATGATCTTTTGGTCGCCCGTGGTGGTCGTCGGGGCGAGAGCATACCATGTTCCATTATTTGTGCGAACTTCGCCGCCGCGACTCTTCAGAGTGCGGACGACGACTTGGTGGATGCGCTTCTTGCGCGACTGCGCGGTGCCGTCCTCGAAATCGGCATCGAGCTTCATGGGGCGGAGCGTGGAGGTGTAGGGCAGGCCGAGGTAACCGGCGGCTGCGGCAGGAACGGTGATCGCTCCGCTGGCGACCGTGCGGGTGATGGGAGACTGCCCATCCTGCACCACGGCGATGGTTTTTCCTTCCAGATGCGCGAGGCCGGGGACCGTGCGATTTGCCGCGCCGGAGGCGAAGGCGACATGGCCGTCGAGGTAGCGGTAGTTTGCCGAAGATTCTTCGTCGAATCGGGTTCTCCAGAGGAGAGGAAACCGCTCGATGGTGCGGTAGTCTGCTCCGGAGACGGTGCGCTTCACGACCATCCAAAGTTCGTCCTCAGTTCCATTTCCGTAGATGGTGGCGACCGACTCCACATCGGCATCGCCGAGCGTGTGGCGGTGCCATCCGACTACCTTTTGGTCGCGCTCGTAAGTCATGGCGATGAGCGTGCCGTCTCCCCGGGCGCACCACAGCACGGCATCGGGTTGTTGCTGGTAGGCGACCTCCACGATCTCGCCATTGGTGATATGTTCCGCGAGCAAGGTGAGGTCCGGCGCGACCCAGCCGTCCTTGTTGAGTTCGTAGACCAACTCACGCACCTTGCGTCCGTTGCGCTGGACGAAGAGGAGGACATCGTTCACCAGCGCGGCCTTCATATATTTTGACCCGTAGGAGGATTGCCGGTTCGCCTGCACATTCGTTGCCGAGAGCGCCTGCGTGGAATCGGCGCTGCCAATCGTCCACTCGTCGCCGCTTGTGCCGATCAGGAGTTGGGATTGGCTATACATCCAGTTGATGCGGTTTCCCTCGGAGGCTGCGAGCGTGAATTGGACCGCATCACTGGCTGTCGCGCCGGTCTTGAAGTTCTCAAAATCATCAATCGCGCTGCACCAGACGGTGTTTGGCTGGGAGGATGTGCCGCCAAAGCACAGGCGTTGTTCGTGCATGGCGACCGAGCGGGGGTAGCCGCGAGTGGAAGAGAATGCGCCGAATGCCCAGAACTTGGTGTTGCGCTGGTTGCGCGGTCCCTCGCCGAGCCACTTGTCCACATTGATCTGCGCGGAGCCGACGATGGTGGCGATGCCGCCGGTGACCTTGGTGTCGGTTTCCAAGCGGGCTTTCTGGACAATGGTTCCGGTGCCGGAAACCCAATCCAGAATGCGGATTTTTAGACCGCAGCGCGTGGACTCCGTTCCGCTAGTGATGATATTGCGGTCTGCCGACACGGAGTATTCCCGCACAATTTCCATTTTTGTGAGGTTCTCCGGGTAAATGTCGAGGTAGCCGGTCTGGGAGTTTGATCCAACATCGTAGGTGTAGGTGTGCGTGCCGGTGACGGTGATGGTCGCCCCGTGTGTGGCGTAGTTGTTTGTTGACCGACCGTCTCCCACGCAGATGCGGTCTCCGTTGTTCCAACCGTGGTAGGGGTGGTAGACGCTCACTACCGTGCCGCTTCGCGTGGCGGTGGCCACGATGCGCCCAGCCGAGAAGACATCCGAGGGAACGCGCAGAATTTGCATGGTTGCCGTCCATGTGCCGGAAGTGCTGAAATCCCACCCGCCTTCCACGGCCAAAGTATCGGAAACATTGTTCCCTGTGATGAGTTGCTCGGCGTAGAAATTGTTTTTCTGCCACTTCAGTTCAACCTGCGAACCCACCGTGGAGGATGGGAAAAGTCCAGACCCGGCGCTGACCGAGTATTTTCCCATTTCATTGAGAGGAATCGGGAATTGCGACCACTTGCCCGCTGCTTGATCCACGCCGAAGTTCGACCCAGCGCGGTGGGCGCTCATCGCGTAGTAGTAAAATGCCTGGTTGGCTTGGTTCTGTGCGCTCCATTTAGCTGCGGTGAATGTGGCGTCGGTGTTTGCCGTGATGCACTTATAGGCAATGCTGCCACTCAGCACGATGTCGCCCACGGCGTAGGCGGTGGATGCGACCCATGTGGGAGGACGCACATAGTCGCCGAGGATGTAGTTCGTGCCAGCGACCCAAATGTCTGGGTTTGGATAAATATTCACGACCTGCTCGGTGGCGTTCTGGTCTTGAAGCGGCGGGTAGTCAAAGACCACTGGCGCGAATGTCCAGTTGTTGTCGGCAAGGCGGGAGAGTTTGTGTGGCAGGTAGTTCGCGTGAGCGAAATACATAATGTCGTTGATCTGGGAAAATTGGATTTCGCGCAGTGCAGAGGCGGCGTAGGGGGTGGGAATCTCAAGGATCGATTGCTCGACCCAGCGGTTCGCGGCAAGGTCGGTGGCGAATGTGCCTGCGGTGTGGGCAGTGACGCAGTAGTAGTTTTTGCTGCTTTCACGCACATAATTGCCGACTGCGTAGATGTTACCCGTGGCCCATGCGGCGGGTGTGGCGGCATTGACCTGCGCTCCCGTGGCGGGGTTCCAGAATCTCATGTAGCCCACGCCCATTTCGATAAGGAAGCGGGTGGTGGTGGAGAAGTTGAACCCGATCAAGCGGGTCTGGCTGGTTGCCGACTTGGTCGTGCCGAGGTATTGCGTTCCGGGGCGGCGGATGACGCCGCCGTAGGGGAGGATTTGGAAGTTCTCCAGCGTGCGGCAGGCGCTGCGGTATTTCTCCAAGCTCGTCCGGGCGTCGATGAAGGGGGAGACTTCACCGGCGTTGAAACTTGGGAAAAAATCGAACTTCGGCATACTACTTTTTGAGGTCGCGGAGGATTTTGACGAGGGTGACGAGGCCGACCGCGAACCCGACCGTGACGGAGGCGAATCGCATCCACGCTTCCAAGTGGGGAAGCATGGAGTAAATCGCCGCGCCGATGGAGGTGGCGCTGCCGATGAGGCCGGTGGCTGCGGATTTGAGTTGGTCGCTATTCATTAGCTATTGGCTTGGGCAAGCAGGTTGCCGAGGATTTCCGTGGTCGTGCATTGGCCGAGTCGAGTCGTGTTGAGGGCTGATATTTTTGAGAGTTCGCTCGATAACTCGGTTCTCACCTGTGTGGCGATGGCGGCGGCGGTTGGGACGGTCGGCGCGTTGGTCAGTGTGGTGACGGTGCCGCCCGTGATGGTGCGCGTGGCCGCGCTCCAGACGGCTGTTGCTATGTCGGCGGTGCTGGGCGTGACGGTCTGCGCGAATGTGCCTGTTAGCTCGCTTGACGGCCCGTAAGCGATGCCGCTCTTGACATTGCTGGCTGCGGGCATGCCGGTGATGTTGTCGGCGGTGTAGAGGCTGCGCTTGGTGAGGAGGTTGTTCGTCATCACCTCCATGTAGGTGCTGTTCGACGGCGAGGCGTTCCAGCGCCATGCGGCGCAGTAGACGGGGTTCACGCCGCGAGTTGTCTCGGTGATGAACGGGCCGCTCAAGATGGTGACTTGCTGGACATTCGCGCCTGCCACGCCTGCGGCGGTTTGCGAGGCGATGACGGTGCCGATGATGGAAAGGGTTCCGGTGGATTGGTTTTCGGCACCAGAGACAGAACCGCTTGCACTCGCATTTCCCGTAATGTAAATACTGCCAGTCGTTGAGTTTCTTACAGCCGTGCAGTTTCCGGTAATGATTGTTGTTCCAACCCCCGTATTCTCAACTCCCCACGCGCCGTTTGCGTTTCCAGTGACATTTCCAGTAATGGAGAGAGTTCCCGACCCAGAATTTCTAACTGCAACTCGCGATGTGCTACCACCACCACTGACATCTCCAACAATCGCTCCAGAGGAGGCAGAAAAAGTTAAAACAACAGTGCTTGCAGTCCCTTGGTTAAGCACATTTGCAGTAAGAGTTACTCCATCGCTTAAAACAAATGTCCCCGTGCTTGATGGTGTGTTTTCAATCCGGTTGCAGGTCGTATTGACATTAATCGTTACCGTGTGGCCGGTGCTGGCGCGGGCTTCGTCGCCAACCGTAGGCACAACGCCGCCCACCCATGTCGCGCCTGCATTAAAATTGCCGCTCGCGGCAGATACGATGAGTGCCATGGCTCAGAGTCCTTTCGCTTGGATGTAGGCTTGGAGAGCGGCTTGGATCGCGCCCACGGCCTGCTGGGTGGCTTCGTCCGATCCGGCGAGCGTGCCGAGCGAGATGCCGATGGCGTTGGCGTCTGCGGTTTCGACTTGGCCGTTCTCAATCACGGTGGGCACAAGTCGCATGGCGACCTGCGCGTCGGAAGAACCATCGCCCAGATACCGGCCCGTGATGGCCAAGTTGAGCGAGTATTTCGGGTATTGTTTGCCGTCGATTTCGATTGGGTTGGTAGCGTTCATGGTGTTTGGATTTTTGGGTTTAAGAAAATTGGAGATTGGTTTTGTTCGACCAGGCTCCGGTGGCGGATTGGGTGGCCGTGACCGACCCATCGGCATCGGTGGTGATGCGGGTGATCGTCCAGCCGGTGGAGGATTCGGCGGTGCCGGTGGGGGCGGTGCCGTAGTAGTGGTAGGGTTCTGCCCAAGCAGCGCGGGCGATGTTGGAACCGCCCTCGGTGAGAGGGACGGGGGACCATGCCTCGCCGTCGAAGACGAGGATGTCGCCCATCTCCGCCCCCTCGCCAGAGAGGCGAGAGGCCGGGATGGTGACGGGTTGGACGACCCAACGCGCTCCCGTCCACTTCCACTTCCGATTGCCGGAAGTGAAGGTGTCGTTGACTGACGGAGAACTGGGAAACGCGAGGGCGGCCATGGTTTTTTACTGCTTGTCGATTTCGACCCAGGCTCCGTTGTAGGAGACATACTCTGCCATGTCGGTAGAGTCGATCCAGCGGAGACCGGCGGTGTGGGACGGGGCGGTTGTCGAGATGACATCCTTGATTTGCTTGCCGCTTTCGAGGGCGGAGATGTTCGACTGCGCGGTGGAGAGTCCGCCTTCCAAGGAGGAGGCGCGGCCTTCCAGCGAATCGATATCCCCTTCGGCGCTAGTCACCCGACCGGCCAAAGTGCTGGCGGCGGATTCGGCGGCGTCGAGGTCGCTTTGGAGTGTGTTGATTTCGCCCTCCGCCGTGGTGAGGCGGGTGTCGAGGCCGGAAATGTCCGAGGCCAAATCGGCATCGGCGGCTTCCAGCGAGGAAACGGCATTGGCGAGGTTCGTCGAGGCGGCTCCAGCGAGGCTGGAGATGGCTCCGTTGAGGTTGGAATCCGCAGCTTCAAAAGCTGTTACGATTTCCGATAGCGAATTGAGGGCGGTGCCATCCACATTGGAAAGAACATCGTCCACGCGAACATTGAGCGCGGTGATGTTGCTTTGTGCGGTGGAGAGGCCGGATTGGAGGGAATCAATTTCTCCCTCGGCGGTGCCGACCCGGCTGGTCAAGCTGGTCGCTGCCGACTCGATGGCGGTGATGTCGCTCTCAATCGCGCCTGCGCGGGATTCCAAAGCGGACACGGCTGGGGCCGAGGCCACGCGAGCGTTGGTGTAGTAGAGGTTATTGGAACCTTCGACAACCGCATCGGTTGTGCGAGGGACGAGTTTCCAAGCGGTGCCGTTGTATTTCCACGAACGGGAACCGACGGTGTGGATGTCGTTAAGGGCCGGTGAGGCCGGGAATGAGATAGCTGCCATGGTAGTGTTTTCTAGTTGTTGGTTGGTTTTTCGACCCACGCGCCTGCGAACCATTCGTAGGTCGTGAGATCAAAAGGAGTGGTCCATCGCTGGCCGGTGTAGGGGTGCGCGGGCGGCGTATCGGAAAAGGTCGCGGGGAGATCGGCGGCGGGAGTGTAGGCGGTGCCGTTCCAGCGATAGGGCAGGCCGGAATCCAGTGAGATGTAGAGGCGCTGGGCTTTTCCGGTTTCCGGAAAATCTGCGGTCTGCGGATATTCGACGACCGATTGGATTTCCTCGGGGAAAACGATCTGGAACTGGGAGAGGTCCAGTTGCTGGGTGATATTCGATTCGGTGATCGTCGTCATGCGTAGGTGGCGGTCTCCCGGTTAGTCCACGCGACATTGGTCGCCTTGGCGGTGGCAGTGACGGTTCCGTTGGCGGAAAGGGCGGAACGGGTGATGGTCCACTTGGCCACGGCGGCGGCGGAGCCAGTGGCGGGGATGTCGGAATTGAGGAGCAGTCCGTAGTAGCTGAAGGTGCCTGCGGTGTTGAGCGCAAAGGAGTGGATGAAATTGTCCGGATCACGCTGCGTGGTGGGCGAGTAGAGGCCGAGGGCGACGACGACGATCTTTGCGTTGTTTGGGATCGCGGTGGCGAAGGTGATCGTGCCAGCGCCTTGGTTGACGAGGTAGTCGGTGGTGGGTTCCTGCACGACGCCGTTGATCGAGACGATGACATGGTTCGGGTCGCTCGACTTGAGTCCCGAGACGGTGAAGGTTTTGAGCGTTCCGTTGCCGGTCAGTCTTGTCTTGGACGAAGAGAGGAGGGCGGACTGCTGGAGGGTGAGGTTGAGCGTCTGGTTCGGAGCGGTGCCGGTGATCGAGGCCGCAGCGGTGGGGCCAGCGGTGACCGTGCCGATTGCAAGAGTGTTCGCGGGGCCAACGGCTCCGGTGGTTCCCGGCAATCCTTGAATGCCTTGGATACCTTGGTCTCCGCGAGGGATGGTAAAATTGAGAACCCGGTTCTCCGGGGTTCCGGTGGCGGCAACGCTGGCATTGGTCCCTGCGGCCCCGGTGGTCGTCGTGCCGACTTGAACCGTTCCCGCTGCGCCTTGGGGGAGTCCGAAATTCAGAACGGCGGTGTCATTGGCTCCGGTGTTGGTGACGGTGGGAGTGGAGCCGGTGGGGAGGTTCGTGACCGTCCCGACTTGGACAAGGAGCGATGGGTAACTGACGCCGCCTGCCGGTCCACCTCCGCTGACCTGCGCGGCATCGACGCCATCGCCGCCATTGCGGGAGGAGACGAGTTTGGAGGACATCCACGCAGGCTTGATGCGGCCTTTGCGCTCGGTGGAATCCCGGCGCATGGCGGGGCTTTTGCCGAGGAGTTCGGTTTCTTTCGCGAGGAGCGCGGCTTTGTTGGCATCGCCGGTCAGAGGGACGGCGAGCTTGGAGGCGAGGTTGGCCGTGAGTAAGTCTATGAATAAGGAGTCGAAGAGGGTGACCTCGGTCACTTTCTTGACATATTCCAGCGTGATCGCCGTGCCGAGCCACACATCCCAATCGGTCGTCCAACTGGCGGACACGCCGGGTTGCTTGGTCGATCCGGCAACCAGGCAGCGGTAAACCGCGCCGTTGTTGGAGACCGCATTACCGACTTCATAGGTGCGTCCGGTGACCCATGCGGGCGAGCCGGAATCGGCATTGGTGAGGACGAAATTGCCAGCGACTTCCCATGCCGAGTCGCCGGTCGAGTAGTCGTAGTCGTTAACCCGGAAGACGCGCAGGCAGTCTGCGGGGATGTCGTAGCGGTAAGCCCACTTGTATTCCGGGCGCGGGAGGGATTCGGTGACCGTGGTGGCCTTCATCGCCCATGTCCACGATCCGGCGAGGAGGAGGGCATCGCGAACCTGCGGGTAGAGGGACTTGGCGAGGAGCATCGCCTGCGAGGAGGGGCCGAACTGCTCGGCAGTCCCAACGCGCAGGATGGCTTGGCGGCAGAGTTCGTCCTCGGTGAGCGCGGAAGAGGGGCGCGAGGAGGCGCGGGTCTCGACCGCATTTTTCAATGCGGGCTTCCCGGCGAGGAACTGGAGTTCTTTGAAAAGTTCCTCGGTCTTCATTTAGCG